GTGTACACACAGATAAAGGCGATTTAGATGATGGTATATCTACCTTAGCTTGTATTAAAAAAGGCGATATGCAAGGTGGCTATCTTGTGTTACCTGAATATAGAGTTGCATTCAAAATGGGGCATGGAGATTTATTAATCTTTGACGCTCATCAATGGCATGGTAATACTGAACTCATTAGCAATAGCGAAGATGCTGAACGTATTTCCGTTGTTTGTTATTACAGAACACGTATGGAAGATTGTGATGATATGGAATCTGAATATCTTAAAAGACTTAAAGTGCAGGAAAAGAAATTAGTTGATGGCTAAAGTTGAATGGCAACCAGATGAATCTTTTTCTGAATATAAAGCACGTAAACACGCAGGTATGCAAGGTATGGGGCAACCTAACTCACAAAAAAAGATGGCAGGAAAATGTCCTAATACTGATAAGTTAAAAACTAAGTGTGATTGTAGAACTTGTATAAATCGTAGGAATAGGTCTAAAGGTAGGCGTAAGCAAAACCTAGCACGTAAAAAATTAAATATACCTAACAATAGATTTCATGGTGCAGATGCTCACGAAGAAAATTGGGCAACTGGTTTAAGAGTTGAGGTTAAAGCTGGTAAACAAGTTAATCCACTATCTACCGTTTTTTATAAATCTAAACAACAATCTGATATATCACATAGGGCATTTGGTGGTATGGGTAAACCGTTTATTCAAGTGAGTATGCCTGATGGCACTACTAAAGGTATTGTAAGTTTTGAATTAGATGATATTGAAAATGTATGTGTTGAAGTCTTAAAGAACTTCGGTTATGAGTTTGGAGATACTTAGTAACACATAAAGAAAAATGGTATCGGGCAAATACGATTGTAAAACACCTCACATTTTTTAATATGAAAACTCTATATGTTACTAACTACTTCCATTTCTTAGGGATTAGTGATGTTCACTAGGGTTTTGCTTGGGATGATAATACATCGAAAGGCACCCGTCTAGAGTTCTCCTCTAGCTCTATTTCACATATACCCTAATTTTTGTCAGCTACTTGGTATGTAAGCATTTTCAGTAGGATTCTCAACTTTACATCTTACACAATACGAGAAGCCATCTTCAAATGTATGTATCTGTTTATGGTCTAATCCCTCGCACATGGGTAATTCGTCTTGTTGATTCTCTACTAATAATTCTCCTAACATTGACCAATGCTTTACTATTGCATAAGGTGTAACAGACATTGTAGTCCATTCCTTACGATAGACAAGCACTCGGCTTATAATGTCGTCATAAGTAGCACCAGCTTCTTGTAACTCTTTTGCACACTTGTTGTAGCCACCTATTTCAGACTTAGTTGCAGGAACACTTATAGCTTCTGTTAGGGCTTTGTATTGCTCTGCAAACTTACTCTGTTTAAATGGCTTTGATTTGTAGTTCTCATGCGAACTGCCCACTAGGTCATCTACGACTTGGGGTGGTTCATATATGAACGATGGTGTATGCATAACTGTGTACAAATTGCTGGTTTGCTCTCCAGTTGCTTTGTTGTAACGTGCCTCTACTAGAACTGCTTTAATATCTTTCAATTCATTTAAAGCACGTTTAACTGTTGAATCGGATGTGTGCATACGTTTAGCAATAGTCTTTATTGCTGGAAAGCACGTAGCGTCATCCTTATTAGCATATCTGTTAAGAACTGAATATAGTCTGACTGCTTGTGCCGAAATAGGTGCGTCTATTACCCACTCAGGCACAATAGCAAAATATATGTCACTCTTAATATGGTTAGTGTCCACTTAGAATGGTGCTACGTTATCAGCAGTATCAGTCTTTGCAGTTGGTGGAACGTTATCATCAACTTTTTGTTTTAGTTGCTCAATCATTCCACTAGCAATACCTTTAGTAACTTTGCCGTTAAGCAGTTGATTAAATGCATCTTGCTGACTTGCAGGAATTTCTTTAATCAAACTCTTTATGAACGCAAGTTGCTTGTCACTAGCATCTTCATTCGGGTTACCAATCTTTGGCGTACCAGAGTTAGCATTGTTGTAGTTTTTCTTAGGTTGAAAAACTGGCTTCGCAGGTGTTTCCACTTGTGTGACCATGCCGTTTCCGTACTTGCCTAGTATTGCATCTGTAAATGTTGCAGTCATGCTGTTAATCTCCTCGACTGTTATCTTATTAGCTACTGCTAAATCGATAGCACCCTTGAAACAACATTGTGCAACAATTAGATTATCTTTGCTCATTGTTCTCCTGTTCTATTTAAACTAGGCGTAGTCTGTTATCATCATTAACATCATCTGGAGATGAAATTAAGTAATAGACATACTTGCCTTGTTCTTTATGTTGTACTGTTGCAATGTCCCAACCCTCAGTTCTGAGGTCGTGTAATACACCACCGAATCTTGTGCAACGCAAGTCAAATACAAATTCTCCATTTGTAATTGGTGTATCATGTCGATAACGTTTTAAGACATACCTTATTAAATCAGATTTACTTCTAACGTAACTTGGTATAATCTCACCACGAAAACTATTTACAATAGTTCTACGTTTTGTAGCACTCATAGTTCTCTCATTTGTGGAACGTTTTTACAACGACTTTTGATGTAGTCGTTATTGTGTACCCAGAATATAATCTCGCAGTTAAACCAAACTGGCACACCGCTAATTATATAATCTGGATTTGGAAGTCTGTTCTGATGTCGCCATGATGCAACAGTCGCTCGGTCAATACCGAGCAACTCTGCAATCTCTTTGACACCAACTAACTCCTCTTTATTTATTCCGTAGACAACAGATGTTCGTCCACTTTGGATAGTTGATACTGTCATAGCTCTCCTATACTTCGAGTAAACTTTTTACTCTATTACTTATAGCTTGGTTGTCATGGATGAAGTTACTAGCTTGACGCTCTAAAGCGTTGCCTCTAACTTTTTTATCCCACAACTCATAACTATTGAACGCATTGAAAACACCCCAAGCAGTTCCTACGTGAGTTTCCTGCACATAGTTGCTTTTGATATTTGCAATTTTATTTTTGTAGTTTGCATATACTCTAGGTTTTTCCATTTCCTCATCACTTGGTCTAGGAAATAGTTTTTCTAGAATGTCGTAGAACTTCTCATCAGCTACTTCTTGGTCAATCATTCTCTCCACTTGCTCTTGAAAAGAACTGTAATAATCAACCACAAGCCCTAATGATTGTCTTGCATAATCTACTTGGTTAGAAATACCTGATGTATGTCTAACTGATATTTGTTGGTTAGCACCTTTTAAAGCCATACGTAAAGTGTTATTACACACAACTCGTATTGGTGTCATGGTTACTTTCAACGCTGATGAGCCATCGTGTGAGTTGGATAACAACATATATGGTTTAATGTCATCTCCATCTACTTGTGATATGCCCTCAACGTTTTCTAAGTTCATAAGAATCCAAATATTCTTGCCGTTAAATAAACTACCAGCAGTTTCGTATTTGGCTTCTCCACTATCTACAATATTATCCATGAACGTAAACGCATCACGATTTTGTAGTGGTGTGTACTTGCTTCCTACTGTGCCTAAACAAGAGTTATCACTATCTCTTATAACGGCATATTTATCTGGAACTGGCATAAGTTCTTTGTTACCTATTGCTTCATTCCTTATGTTTGATTGGTACCATAGGTCTTTCAACTCTACTCTCCAATCTAATCCAGCCGTAACTAACGCATCGTTTGCAGTTAGTACGCCATCGGTTACTGTACCTAGTTGGTGCCATGGAGTTTCCAAAGCACTAAACATAGTTTCTACTTCTGCACTCATTTGAGTACCTCTCTTTCTTTAGTGTTAAGCGTGTGCCTAACGAGATGCCTACTATCTAAGTTGGGTGTACGTAAACAGGGGAAGATAATAGACATCTCGCTAGACACTTAATCTAGCGATTGCCGTGTTGGGTTACTTCCAAACAGTCGGTACGTCTTTTTCGTACTGTTCTGTCCAGAGTTCTAATTCAGTTTTCTTTGGCTCGGTCTTACGTTCTAACCAACCACTCAAATCCCAAATGAATTTGGTAGCCATGATAGAAATAAATAGACAGCCGATTAGTGCATATTCCATTAGAACATCCCACCAGCTGAATCTCTAAGAAGTTGTTCTTGCTTCTCTTTATTTTCAGCATCAACTAATGCAAGTTGATAATCGTAAATGACGTTCAAGACTTTGATAATCTCGTGGTGTGTTGAACTATAAACAGCGTGTAATACTCTGTTTGAGTTAATTCCTTTTTCGTCATTCTCTCTTATTTTTTCTGCAATTGGAGTAAGAACTTCGTCCATGATACTTCTGTTAATATCTTTGACAAGGTCACTTGCTTCAGGTATTTCGTCATATTGTTTCGCCATATTTTTCTCCTAACTTTTTATAGCATTTATCACAAGCAAAATAATCTCTACTTGTAATAGGGAACACATGATACTCTCCACACATAAAGCAACTAAATTTTCTTAGCTCTTTAGGAGTGTTGTAGTTTTTTGATATGAAGTTTTTTAAGTAAAACAAAATATTAAAAATGTAACTAATTACTTTCATTACGTTCCTCTTTTAATTTATTCTTTATCTTATTAATTAAAGCGTTTTCAAAAGATTCTGCCTGTAACTTGTTAACAGCTACTGGATGATTCTTTTGTGTGCTTCCACGCTTCTTGGATTTAGCACGTCTACGTTGTTGCCTGTTCATAACACAAACCTCAAATGACCACGTGGTCTTGGGTATGGTTTTAACTTGCCTGTCATACCAACTGTTTGTGTATTGCCAGTCGGCATAACATTATTTTCTATTGTATAAATAGGTGCTGATAACTGTACGTGCCTATCTGAACTCACTACATGAGTTAAGACTGCTGTATTGTTTTCAACATAACCTAAATATGTTTTTCCTAGAATTAAGTTATCTGCATCACAGATAGCTGTATATTCTTTCATGATTCTCCAATCGTTTGTAGTAAAAAACGCTCTACAAACTGTGCTTGATAGTTTGATTGTCATCTAGCATTATGTTTTTGTTAGTAAGGTATTAGGTTTTAAAACCAGAGCTCGCACTAGAATCAATGCGACTCTACTTTACTATTCAAACATACACAGTTTGTAGAACGTTTTTTATTTATTGTAGTGATACCTAAGTATCTATCTACCCACAATTTCTTATGGGTAGTTAGATAGTTACTTAACTTACTGTTGTGTACATTTCGTAACTCTATGTAAGAGCAGTTTGCTACTAAGCAACGTTGCTTTGTATTGTTGATTCGTATGCACGTTGTCTTTTGCATATATCCTCATAATCAAACACGTTGAAGAATTTTACATCAAGTATTTTTTTGCCGAGTACATCCTCTACTTCTTTACAGAACTTTAAGGTTGCAACTTTCTTAATACCTTTCATGGCTTTAGGATTGATACCTAATTTCATGGCTTGGTTAAAAGTGCTAAACCTATGACCATCTGCAAATCCTAGACCTGCAAGTAATTCATAGTTTGTACCTGTGTATGTATTTCCTGTTAATGCGTTAATCATTTTTCCTACTTTCGTTTTAAGTGATACTTCGTATAAGTATCTATCTACCCACCGAGCTGATGGGTAGTTAGATAATTACTGTGAGTAATCGCCACGCTCACAATTATCACACCAATGGAAGTGTGTATCTTTGACTTGAACTTTCAAGCCGTCGATATTAAACACACCACCTTTTGAAGCAACTCTGCTACTTCTAGCAGTTTTGCAGATAGGACAAATTGAAGTCATGTAGACTCCTTTCTGTTTTTAGTTTTTGGCAGTTTTGATTTGTCATTGATACATAAGTATCTATCTGCACACCCTAAGATGTGCAGTTAGATAATTACAATGTGATTGTAAAGTGTATGCTAAAGTCGTTAGGAGTTCTTGTGATTTCGATTTTTCCCATATTGGTTACATCGTCTGTACCACCGTCATTATCCCAGAATCTAGCACGAGTAACTTTCCACTCGACAGTTTCGCCGACTGGAAGCAACACTCTGTCGTGACACATCATTTGTGCATGGTCAACTAAGAATCTTGCAATAGCTTCTAATGTTATTTCGCCATCTGTGTAGTACTCGCTAATTTCTTGGTCACTTCTTTGAAACCAATCACCAAGGCAAGTGAATCTTTTTTCAAAGTCAGTCGCTTGGAATTGTATTGTTTCGCTTGTAATTGTTTTTCCGTATGTTTTCATTTTGTTTTCCTTTTTTTTAGTTAAGTTTCGTTTTGTGTTGATAAAGTTAAGTTGTTAATAAAGCATAAATTCAGCTCTTAGTTTTTAATAGTTTTTGAGTTGGATTTCCACCAAGCGTCTAAGAATTTAATAAACTGTTATGCGAAATATTATTGGCTTAACTTTATCAAACTTAATTTGGAACTGATTGTTCCATAAGGCACCATCCGTAAATGATGCCCTAGCAAAAATCAGAATTAAGTTTGTTGTTTTCATCTCATCACATTTGCAACAGTCTTAGCTCTTATCGTAGTAAGGGCATACCGCTAGGCTCGTGTGTTGCTGAACTAGGAACTTCGGTCGATTAGATTGAGTGTTTGCAATCTAACCTCACCAATCGGAAATGAAATCATGGTGGACTAACCAATGCTCGCAACGAGCTGGTACTGTATCTGTACGAGTTGAAATTTTTAGGGCTTTTGACCATCAGCCTTTTGGACTCGGTTTCCGCATACCATCGGTCGAGATGGGAGTGCTAGCGTTGTTTGTTATTTCATACTTAGAAGTATAATCAGAAATTTAGAAT